GTTGTAGTTGTAGATAGCAAAAAAGTAGGTAATGTATCAGGAACTCCTCAAACTATTCTTGAAAAGTTTTTAAATCTGTCAAAAGCAACTGATACTAAGATTTCTCCATCACAAAATGTATATTACAAGGATTACCTTGCTTATAACTCAAATTATATTTACTCTGGCAAATCAATAGGTGATACTTCTGATGCACATTGGGGAACCACTCCAGTATCAGTCAAATTTACTTCAAACTTTACTCCACAAAATACCACAACTGGTGTATGGGGAGTTGCTGCTGAGGGTGTAACATTCAATTCTATTGGAAATGTTTCCTACTCTCTGTCTGGTGGTTTTGACTACAGTGGAACAGGAAATATTGGAGGATTTGCAGCTTCATTAGCAAATCTTACCAGTGCTTATAATTATCTTGCAGATGATGTAAGTGTTCCTCTTAATTTCTTATTGCAAGGAAGCACCAGATTAGGAAAAGAAGAAGAGCAAGCAAAGGCAAATTACTTAATTTCTATTGCAGAATCAAGAAAGGATTGTATTGCATTCATTTCTCCAAGCAGAGAAATGGTTGTCAATATAACTCCAGCAGCAACACAACTTGCAAATGTCCTTTCATTCTTCAGTCCACTGACCTCTTCATCATATGCAGTATTTGATAGTGGATATCAATATTTCTATGATAGATATAATCAGCAGTTTGTTTACCTCCCTTGCTCTGCTGATGTTGCCGGTCTTTGTGTAAGAACTGATATTGAACAGTTTCCATGGTATTCACCAGCAGGAAGTTCCAGAGGAACTATCAAGTATGCAATCAAACTTGCATACAATCCAGATCAAAATGCAAGAGATCAACTCTACTCACAGAGAATCAACCCAGTCATTTCATCTCCTGGATCAGGAATTATCCTCTTTGGTGATAAGACTGCACTGTCTTATCAGTCAGCATTTGATAGAATCAATGTTAGAAGACTGTTCATTACTCTTGAGCAAGCAATCAAGGGTGCAGCAAATGCTCAACTCTTTGAGTTTAATGATGCAACCACAAGAGCAAACTTCATTAACATTGTTGAACCATACTTGAGAGATGTTCAAATCAAGAGAGGAATCACTGACTTCCTCTTAGTTTGTGATGAAACTAACAACACCCCTGATGTAATTGACAGAAATGAGTTCATTGCTGATATCTATGTAAAACCAGCAAGATCAATCAACTTTATTGGTCTGACCTTTGTTGCCACCAGAACTGGGGTTTCATTTGAATCCATTGTAGGTACAGTTTAATTTAATCAGGAGAAACTAAAATGGCTACTTTTCAACAAAGAACTATTGATGCCTTTAAGACTAAATTAAAGGGTGGTGGTGCTCGCAGTAACTTATTTGAAGTAAGTTTTGGTTCAGAGCAAGGTGGTCTTCCTGGCACCACTGCAACTTCAACTGGAGCAACTAACTCAATCTTCTCACAACTTAATGTTACTTTTGATGAGGGAGATCTGATGTTAATCAAGGCAGCTGGTATGCCTGCATCAAACATCACTGAAATTCCAGTTCCATTTAGAGGAAGAACTCTTAAGATCGCTGGAGACAGAACCTTTGATGTTTGGACTATTACAGTCATCAATGACACTGACTTCAGATGGAGAAGTTTCTTTGAGAGATGGGTTAACTATATCACCAAAGCTTCTGATGGATCTGGTACTATCAACCCATCAGAGTATATGGCTGATATGAATGTTGCTCAACTTTCAAGAGGTCCTGGTGTTGCACCAAATGCAATCAATACTAATAACATTGAAACTCTGAGAAAGTATATTGTTCATGGCGTATTTCCAACTGCAGTTTCTGCAATTGATCTTTCTTACAATAATGAAAATGAAATTGAAGAATTTACTGTAGACCTTCAGGTTCAATGGTGGGAAGCAAAGACTGGAACCAACGCTACAGATATCATCTAAATACTTCTACAGTTTAAATTTATACTATGCCAAAGCTTTTTGGATTTTCTATTGAAGAGGACCCCAAATTATCTAAAAGTGCTATATCCCCCGTCCCCGAAAATAACGAGGATGGGGTTGACTATTATATCACCAGTGGTTTTTATGGGCAATATGTAGATATTGAAGGTGTATTCAGAAATGAATATGATTTAATTAGAAGATACCGTGAAATGGCATTACATCCTGAGTGTGATAATGCCATTGAAAATATCGTAAATGAAGCAATCATTAGTGACTTAAATGATTCTCCAATTGAAATTGAATTAAGTAATCTTAATGCAAGTGATGGATTAAAAAAAATTATCAGAGATGAGTTTAAGTTTATTAAAGACTTAATGGACTTTGATAAAAAGTCTCATGAAATTTTTAGAAATTGGTATGTTGATGGACGTCTTTTGTATCACAAAGTTATTGACTTAAAAAAACCAGAAGAAGGTATTAAAGATATTAGAAACATTGACCCCCTCAAAACTAAATTTATGAGGGTTGAAAGAAAAACAGGTCAGGAACTTGGTAAAGCATACACTATAGATTCAAAAAATAGAGATGCTTTTATTGAGCCAGAAATTGATGAATACTTCATGTATTTTCCAGAATCAAGTATTCAAAAACATTCTGCATCTGGTAAAGGAATTCAAATAGCAAAAGATGCTATAACTTTTGTAACTTCTGGTCTTGTAGATAGAAACAGAAAACTTACATTATCATACATGCACAAAGCGATCAAAGCACTCAATCAATTGAGAATGATTGAAGATGCTTTGGTTATCTATAGATTATCACGTGCTCCAGAACGTAGAATTTTCTACATTGATGTTGGCAACCTCCCTAAAGTCAAGGCAGAGCAATACCTTCGTGATGTTATGAACAGGTATAGAAATAAACTTGTTTATGATGCCAACACTGGCGAAATGCGTGATGACAAGAGATTCATGAGCATGATGGAAGATTTTTGGCTTCCAAGAAGAGAAGGTGGTCGTGGAACAGAAATCACAACTCTTCCTGGTGGACAGAATCTTGGGGAACTGACTGATGTTCAATATTTCCAAAAGAAACTTTTTAGAGCATTGAATGTTCCAGAATCAAGAACTGCATCTGATGGTGGATTTAACTTAGGTCGTTCATCTGAAATCTTAAGAGATGAACTGATGTTTGGTAAATTCATTGGAAGATTAAGAAAGAGATTCTGTCATCTTTTTCATGACATGCTCAAGACTCAATTAATTCTCAAGAACATTGTAACCCCAGAAGATTGGGAAAAAATTAGTGACCATATCCAGTATGATTATTTGTATGATAGTCACTTTGCGGAACTCAAAGAAACTGAGTTAATGAATGAGCGTCTTAATCTTGCTGCTGCAGTTCAACCTTATATTGGCACATATTATTCTAAAGACTATGTAAGAAGAAGAATTTTACGTCAAACTGATCAAGAAATTATTGATCAAGATAAACTTATCAAAAAAGAAATTCAGCAAGGTGATTATGCAGATCCAAAAGAAAATCCACCAATGGGACCTGGAGGTTCACCAATTCTACCAGTTTCAGTAGACCAACAAATGCAAATGTTGGGACAAGTTCCTATGGAACCTGGATTAGAAGATCAAGGTGCTACAACTAATGCTCAGGCAGATTCAGCAACAAAAATAAATACCAAAGCAGCAGAAATATAAATACTTCTATAAATTTTAAGGATTTTTTATGGAACCAGATTATGATTTGTTGGACATTTTAATGACTGATAATTCTGCAGAAACAGCATCTGATAAAATTAAAGAAATTTTGTATGCTAAATCTGCAGAAAAAATCAATTCATATAGACCAGCAGTTGCACAAGCGATGTTTGATGCTTCTCAATCAGAAACAGAGGAATAATGCAAAGAACTAAAATTATAGGAACCCAAGAAAGTCTTGGAACAACTGCTGGTGCTGCTACCAGTATTTCTTATGCAACTGTAGTTAGATTGTACAATAATACTGCAGGTATTGTAACAGTTGGAGTTTCTACTGCAATAGGTACTGCAACTACTTCATATTTTGCTATGCCAGCAGGTTCAGTAGAATTTCTTGAAAAAGTAGCATCCCATGTTGTTTGGGCTACTTCTGCTATTCCAGCTAACAAAGTAGGATTTACAAATTAAAAAAATGAAACTCATCACAGAAGAAATAGAATCAGTAGAAATTATTACTGAAGAAAAAAATGGTGTTCAATCTTTGTTCATCACAGGACCATTTCTTCAAGCTGAAGTTACAAATAGAAATGGTAGATGCTATCCATTTGCTATTTTAGAAAGAGAAGTCAAAAGATACCATGATACATTCATTAAGAATGGTCGTGCTCTCGGAGAACTTGGTCATCCAGATGGTCCTACTGTAAATCTGGATAGAGTTTCTCACATGATTACTTCCCTCACTGCAGAAGGTAATAATTTCGTTGGTAAGGCAAAAATTCTTGATACCCCAATGGGTAATATTGCCAAATCTCTTCTAGATGAAGGTGTAAAACTTGGCGTTTCTTCAAGAGGAATTGGTTCTCTTGTAGAAAAGAATGGTGTTAGATATGTTGCAGATGACTTTATGTTAGCAACTGCTGCTGATATTGTAGCAGATCCTTCTGCTCCTGATGCTTTTGTTCAGGGAATTATGGAAGGTAAAGAGTGGGTTTGGGAAGGTGGAATTCTTAAAGAAAAAGCAGCAGAAATGACAAGAAAAAAAGTTGAATCATATACAAAACAAAGAAGATTATCAGAACAGAAAAAATTAAAACTGTTAAATGATTATCTCTCAAATCTGTAATTTATAAATAAATATAGAATAAATCAAAGATTTTTTATTCGGAGTATACAAATGAGTGCCGGTAACAACTTACAAGAAATGGAAGTATCTACTAAAAAATCAGTCACCGCTGTAAACAAAGGTGCAAGACCTGCTGAGTCAAGACCAAACTTTGATGCTAAGGTTGAGGGTCAATCAGGTTCTTGGGAAGATCTTGGTGGTCCTACCCCAACTGGAGAAAATCA